GAGAGCCTTTATACCACGAGCAGTTCCTTTTGATTTGTAGATATAAGGAAGGTTGTTGAAAATACGTCTCCAAACTTCCTTTGTTCTTTCTTCATAGGATTTTGCTAAGTATTTGTTTGTTGTTGTTTTACCAGTCCAAATTGGCTCACCACTTCCACTAATTCCGAATGCGTATTCCCAAAGATCCTTTGCCTGTGTTCCGTGTGAAAGTGTCCATCCTAAGTTTTTAGTTGCCTCATAAATAAGATCTTGTGAAAGACCATCCTTTGGATGTTCTTCTCTAAGATTCTTTTTCATAATATGATCAGTGTAAAGATAGATAATATCAAAGTGATGACCAACCATATTAATGAATGTCAAAAATTGATCGTTATTCTCATCTTCTCTTAGATATTCTGGTATAGCTTTATTAAGTGCGTTATAATTTTTCAGATCATAGTCAATTGACTTTGTAATAAGATCATTATACCACTGACTTACTTGGTTTGAGCTACTAGGATATAGTTTGTACTTACCTTCTTTTGTTGCAATACTATAATCACTACCAGTTGTTTCATACTTTGGATATGGAGTTATGGATGCACTTACTTGTGAAGTATAATAGTTACTCGCAGTAGTTTCATAATATAACCACTTTTCAAAGTTATCAAATCCAGATATTGTTTTATCTCGTAATGATTTTATCTTTATCTTATTTGAAGATACAGAACCAGTAAATGTGTCCAACAATGCAAGTTGATTATTATACTGTTCTATCAACTCAACTTTGTAGACAAAATTGTCAACTCTATCTTCTGCTGAGGAGTAGAAAATGAAGTTTTTAAACTCCCGATAGTCTACATTCAATTGAACTGGTAAGTTACTGGATGAGATGTATCTATCTAATATTTCCTGAGATGTTTGTACATTCGAAGAAAGTATCTCGTTCCAAGACTTATATTCAGTTTCACTCGTTGTCCAATAATCATAGTCTACTTCGAAGTTTGGACCTTTAAGTGACGGTATTTGTGTTTTTATTTCTTCTGGGATATGATGTATTGTATCAATGAATGGTTTCAACAGTTGTTCTTGAACCCAACATTGCAAGTACAAATCCAAATCAGATGGTAATCCTTCATATAGCTTAACAAAGAAGCTAAATTTACTACCGTCAGATACAAGATTTATTACATCAATTATCTTATTTTCACCAAAGTTAAGTACAACATTTGGTAAAATCTCTTTTGATTTGAGGTATGATAAAACAAAACTAGATAAGAGATTCTGATCTGATTGTGATGTTCTATCAACTAATGTTAATTCGATTTCTGTTCTATCTGGTGATATTTTCGATATGAACATTTTTGGCGAATCATAAGAGCCAATTATGTTTCTTAAAAAGTTGTAAACAACTTTGTATTCGCCAGGTGGATTTTCACTTTTATTGAAATCTCTATGTAAATCCAAAGATAGTATAGGTGCAGAAGAATTATCCGATGGTGATTCTAATTTCCAAGTATCAACATCATATAGTGATGTAAGATATGCACCATTTGGTAAAAAGGTGTGGAATTCAACTATCGTATCATCTTTTGAAACGAGAGGTACAAGAGGTGGTGTTTTTTTCAATAACTTCAAATCATCCAACGATGTCCTAACACCTCTAATTGGTAAATTAGACTCTAATATCTCATCAATATTTTTGTATTCAAAGTTTGCCATAATTAAAGTATTCTACCTCCAGGACTACCAGCACCACGGGCACCACCAGTATTAGTTGATGCAGAACCAGTTGCACTGGTTGGGCCTCCTATTGTGCCTCCTCTTCCAGTACCACCACTAGTTCCACCCGTTGTACTACCACCAGTTGAACTATTTCTTAATGAGTTTATAGTAGATTGTAATGCAGCTATCTGTGCCTTCAATGCAGCAATTTCACTATCTTGTGATGCATTTTTACTAGCACCTTGTGATGATATATTTTGAGATAGTGATGACAATGCGTTATTGATGTTATTAATTTGATTTGATACACTAGATTCAAGAGACGAGATAGTTGTTGATATTGTTTCGTTCAATTGATTTATAGTCTCATCTTTTTGTCTTAGTTCCTCGTCTTGTTGTAACATCTCACCAGACAATGTGTCTATAAATGATTCATGTTCTATTTGAGCGTCAATATAAGATTGAACTTCTTCTTGTTTTACTTCTATAATCTTTTCCAATCTATCAACCTTAGCATTCAATCCAGTTATAGAATTTTCATTTTCTATTGTGAGTTTTGTCAAATCAGTCAAGAATGTATCTATATCCGTTACATTTGCAATTTTATCCAACAAGTTTATTTCGGCAGAAACTGCTTCTGAAAGTGATTGAAAGTTTCTATCAATTACATAATCGAAATCTTTGAAGTAATATCTTTCATCCAATATTGGTAATCTGTATCTTCCGCTGTTTTTATACAAGTTTTCAAAAGTTACAGCCCTATCATATTCGTCTCTCAAATTTTTATCGAAATTTATAGAGCCCAATTCATTTAGAGATACCGAAAGTTTTTGTTGTATAAGTACTTCAAGTCTTGATTTAAGTTGCTCTGATGGGATAACACCGTTAGCAGATCCTTTTGGATCTATGAGTTTTCTTGCAATGTAATAATCAAATGTATCTAAGTTATATCTAGAAACACTATCCAATGTATTCTGTATTACAGTTATATCTGATGGATTAGTTGCTAAGAGTTTTTTTATCTTGTTTTGTTCTTCTACAAAGTTTTTAACAACTTCATATTCATATGATTGTTTGAAGGATTTTAATCTTTCAAGTAAAGTACCACCAACAGAATCCTCATCAACCTTTTTTAGAGGTATGGATTTAGAATCAAAATAGTCATAGAACTCCTGAACAGTTTCAAACGAAATATTTTTGTAAGTATCTAATATTCCAGCTGACTGCAATGGATCTATATTTTCTATGAAAAGAAACTCTGATAGACTAATCATCTAATTACCTTGAAGTAATAATTGTTATCAAAAGTTTGTACCGTATCTCCACCGTTTGTTTCTACCTTAATGACAACCCTGTAAAATCTTTCTGGTTGAAATGAATTCATCCAAAGATTAAAATAGTTTCCATCTGAGTCGCAACTTAACTTAGTTCCAGTTGTACTAAATGGTATAACTATCTCGTCAGTGTGTGCATCTCTTATCTCATAGTAAGATGATGTTGGTAGATAATAATTCTTAGTGTAATAAGATTCTGTTGTATAAGTTTTTGCAGGGTATCTATTGTTTGAAAATACTCTTATTCTTGGTTTTTCATTTTCAGAGTAGTACTTTTTCAACTTTACGTTTACTAGAAGATCATCAACACTGACAGGTGATAGACTTCCCGTTGAGAATGTAGAATCATCCCATACTACGTGTAATCTTGGAACGTATATGGTATTACTATCTGCACCAAAAAACTTTAAACTGTTAAAAGTTTCAGTTGAAGATTCTGCTTGGTTACTAAACTTTATGATAAAACCGTCATTCTGAAATCTACCAGATCCAGTGATCCATTTTTTAACAATAGAAGTCACGTCCATGTATATATCTGATGATTCAAATGAGAAAGATTGAGTACACTCTGCACCGTTAAATGTCCACCATGTACCACCACCCTTGTTAGTAAAGTATGATGAGGTTACATTTGCTTGAAGGTTTACTCCAAACAATGAACTAGCATCTACCCACAAATCAGAAATTTCATCCCATTCATATGATTCTATCGCAGGTGGTATATTCCATTCTGTACCTACTGATCTAGATGATTTGTATTTCCAAGATACACCGTCGGTTGTTATTGGCTTGTTATTGTACCTTCCACTTCCATTTGTCCATGAACCACTTAACGGATAAGCATAAACTACATAATCCTGTGGTATTTCTTTTACTTCAACAGACCTAAGTGATAGATAGTACTTGGCACTACCAGAATTTATCTTACCAGAGTTTACTCTTGATTCTATATCTGATGTATCGAACTTTACCAAAATTCTACTATTGTAGATTGATGATGTTCCAACAAGTTGATGTGAAAGTTCAAGTACAGAATCTAAACCAGTGTTTAGTGATTCTGTTCTTTCATAAATCGTTGCATCCCTTTGAGCATATATTGTGTATATCATCCGAATGCCCTCACTCTACCAATAATATCATTATCTGGGTATTTAACTTCGAATATCGAAGGATCAAGAGATGGGAAGATTATTCCATCTTTTGTTGCTTGGTCTAAATTGTATGCGTTAGAAGAATAACCAAGAGAAGGATCTGTTAGATTTGTAAATCTTACATTTACAACTGTTTGGACACCTTCTACTTTATCAAGTTCTGTGTAAACATTGCTTATCACAATAGGTTGATTTATTTGCCATTTTTTAATGTCAAAGTATTTCTTCAATCTATCAATACAACGAAGAACAACTTGATTTCCGTTTTGATCTGGCATCGTGATAATGTCAAATTCAATACCAACATTTATTATGTATGCGTCTTTAATGTTGATAGCATCTGTTAACATTCTATGATAATTCAGGTATGTTTTTAAGTTATCTTTTGTGGCATCATTTATCCTTGTCAACTTGTTATCAGCATCAAATCCCAAGACGTAAAAGTTTAGTGCTAATGGATTTGAAAGTCTATCACTATTGTAAATTGATTCTTCTGTAAGTTGATCGTCTTTTGTTATGTATGCCTTTGCAATAGAACCATACTTCTGTGGAAGACTGTATGCTCGTATGATATAGTCTTCTTTTGTTACTGCTCGATTTTGAGAAGCAAAGTATGCCAAAGCATTTTGACGTATTTCATTTATATCTTCACCGTCTTTACCACCAGTTGATGGTTCTGGGTTTGTTACCGCCAAACTTCCAATTACTTGATTGTAAATTGTTCTGTTTAAACCAGTCTCATCTATGAGTAACGTTTTAGATATTACACGGTTTATCGTATCACTTGGAACGTTGTCTTTAATACCACCACCAACTGTGTAGTAAACTGTTAGTGTTGTATTATTTGGTGCAAGTCCATATGTTTTAGTGTACAAGAAGTTTGAAGGATCTATATCAAGAGAAGCAGCAGACTCAATACCAGTCAATGAAGATCCAACTAAATCTGGGTTTGGTATGAGTATTTCATCATCAAGATTAGATACTCCAGCACCAAATTGAATCTCTGTTATTCCGTTTCCAGTTTGTCTACTTATAAATCTTCTTGAAATCTTTCTTAACTTCAATAGATATGGAGTTTCATTTCGATATGAAGATAGTTGTCTATCATTTCTAGGTATGTTTGGTGTTGGTTCAAATATAGTATCTTGTGCCAAATATGGAACATGATACCACTTATTACCATCTGAATCAATAGCATACAGTATATCTATGATATTTGGTTCTTCTAAGTTTATCTTATCGTATGGTTTAGGATCTACAAATTCATACTCGGCTGTTCGTATTACACCAGATACTGCATTTACAGATTTTTTCAGAAGGTAGTATGTAGGTTCTTTTGAGATGTTGTCATATTCAAACACAGAAACTTCTGTTGGATCAATACTACTACTGTGTTTAAAATCAACATAGTCTGTTGTTCTAAACTGAGAAGTTACATTGTTATTATCCGATGCAACAACCATACCAGGCTCTATTGCAAATGCATATGAGAAGTCTGGTCTGTTATTTGTACCACTACCTATTGACGGTACAAGTTGGAATACATCAAGTTTAACGTTTGAGGCTATTCTTGTTTTTGGTTTGTATCCAAGAGATTGTGCAATGTTTAGAATATTTTGACGCTCAGTAGATTGGATT